TGTTTCTGGTAATATCGCTACGCTGAATCGTGTTATTCTGCCGGTGATTCGACGTGTTATGCCAACTGTTATTGCCAACGAAATTGTTGGTGTACAGCCCATGACAGGTCCTGTAGGTCAGATTCACACTCTACGTGTGCGTTATGCATCTACAATGACAGACCAAACAGCAGCCGCTACTTCTGTAGTTGCTGGTGAAGAAGCATTGTCACCATTCAAGATCGCTGTTGCATACTCTGCTGGCGCTCGCGGTGCTGATAACGCTGCCACTACACAAACTGCCGCCCAAGGTTACGCTGGTTCGCCAACTGCTACCATGGAAGGTAACGGTGGTCGTCAGATCTCTGTACAGATCTTGAAACAAGCTGTTGAAGCCAAGACTCGCAAATTGCAAGCTCGTTGGACTTTTGAAGCTGCTCAAGACGCACAAGCCATGCATGGTATCGACGTTGAAGCAGAAATTATGGCTGCTTTGGCACAAGAAATTACTGCTGAAATTGACCAAGAGATCCTATTGAGCTTGCGCTCATTGGCTCAGACTGAGTTCACATACAACCAGGCTACCGTTTCAGGTACAGCTACATTCGTTGGTGACGAGCATGCCGCATTGGCAGTTCTAGTTAACCGTGTTGCTAACTTGATCGCTCAACGCACACGTCGTGGCGCAGGTAACTGGGCTGTTGTTTCTCCAGCATCTTTGACAGTATTGCAATCTGCTACAACTAGCGCATTTGCACGTACTACAGAAGGTACATTTGAAGCTCCTACAAACACCAAGTTTGTTGGTACATTGAACGGCGCTATGCGTGTGTTCGTTGACTCTTATGCATCTGACTCAACACCTGTGTTGGTTGGTTACAAAGGTTCAAGCGAAGCTGACGCAGCCGCTTTCTACTGCCCATACATTCCTTTGATGAGCAGTGGTGTTGTACTTGATCCAACTACATTTGAACCAGTCGTGTCATTTATGACTCGTTATGGTTACATTGAGTTGACAAACACTGCATCTTCATTCGGTAACGCCGGTGACTATGTTGGTGAGATCGCTGTATCTAACTTGTCTTTCTCTTAATCAGAGATTGTACCAAACAAGAACCCGCTTCGGCGGGTTTTTTGTTGGATTAAATACATTATGCCCAATACATTTTATACTCCACCAGGATACTCTGGTTCGGCGCAGTTAACTGCATCAACTGGACTTAACATCAATGCCCAGGGTCGTTGGCGATTTAGTCAACAAGGTTATAATGATAGAATTACTTTTGGATTAAGCCTTGGTTGGCCAGACACAGCATATAACGGTGAATTTGATTATGGATCACCAGGTGCACAAGTTAAACCACTGAGTGGAGGACTATTAAGTTTGTCAGCAACAAACTGGACTATTCCAGTAATTGGCAACACTTTACAAAGCTACACAGATCCAGACACATTAATAACATATCCAGCAACTCAATGTCGAATTCAAATACAGGGACAATGGCAGGTTACTCGTCAACAAAATAGCAACAGCTATAACAGCTTTGGTGTAATCTATGATGGATTAACTGAGACTGATCTGGGCAGTAGAATATCAAAGCCCAATTTGTTATCTTACAATACAACTTACGCAACATATACAATTCAAGGTGCAGACGTCACTGGAGGCGCAATAGATACGTTTTCGGGGCATGAATTTTTTTGTCGTGTCACTGAAGCTACATCTAGCAAAAACAGCAACAATGAATTTCAAAGCAATACTGTAACCTCTCCAGTATTTGCTTACACTTACAGCATGAGTTGGGAAATACTTTAAATTTTGTAAAGTCGAAGATGTTGATTAAGTTTGGTTAACACTGAATCCCAGTTATCCATGCTATCTTGTCTGAACAACACTGCTGATGGATACCACCTGGTGGTGTTTTTGTCTATTAACCATCTCCAATCAACTGCATAGTTGTTCAGCATAATCCATACCGGCTTAGATAGTGCACCTGCTAGATGCGCAGTTACAGTATCAACTGAAATTACCAAATCTAAATGATGCATTAACGCAGCCGTGTCGGCAAAGTTTTTGGTTGACCCAGGATATACTTGTACTCCGGCAGCAACTAACTTGGTGGTCTCTTCGTCAGTTGCATCAGCTTGTAAATTTATCCATTCATGTTCAGGATGCTGTTCAATTAATTTTAGTATGTATTCAAACGGCATGCCTTTGTGACCATTCAACCAGGAGTCTCTGCGTCCACTCCACCCAAATCCCACTCGAATTTTTTTCTTTGCACCTAATATCTTTGCCCACTCGGCCACTCGGCCAGCCTCGGCTCCAAGATAACCCAGTATCTTTGGCAGGGTTTCTAATGTTATTCCCAGTCGACCAGGCAAGCTCATAATAGGAACCCAATAATCAAACTCGCCAGGATCCTCATCATATCCTCCTACCCAACTCAACAGATTAGATTGATTCAACAATGGAATCAATGGTTCAGTGACTTGTAATTTCACTGTCGCACCGGCAGCATGTAAATTAAAAATAAATCTTACAAATTGTACATTGTCACCGTGCCCTTGTTCGCCAACAACTAAAATAGTTTTGCCTTTGAGATCTTCACCACGCCACTGTGGCTGAGTAAATTTAGGTAAAGTTCCTGCTAAATGCTCGTAGTTCCATCGACTTTCATAGAGTTGCCAACCACGTTGCAAGTTGCCACTGAGTAAATTTGCTATAGCCAAATTAAATTGCGCTGTGACATAAGTTGGTGCTAGTTTAACAGCATATTCTAAAAAAGGAATTGCGCCTTCGGGGTCTCCAACTTCGCGCAATACATTGCCATAGTTGTTGAATGCCGCTGGATTTTTTCGATCCAGGGTAAATGCTTGTGCATAACAAGCAAGTGCTTGTTCGGGTTGGCGTAATCCGCGTAGTTCGTTGCCTTGGTCTATTAGTTCGTTTGCAGTCATGCTAATATTTACAGACTTTACTGTGCGGCAAAATATTTGTTTGACAATAAATACATGTCAACGCAATTCTGTGTTTTATGCTGATGATTAAACCCAACAGCGTAGCGGCTAGAACCCGCATCGGACTTCTTTAAGGAGAAAACAAAATGGGTCGTCCTCTAAAAATTAAAAAAACAACAACCAAAGATATTGGTTTCAACAGCTTTGATCAGCTAGAAAACCCAGTGTATCCGGCAACTCTTAATACCACACAGTTTTTAGGTGTAGTTGGCGGAGCAAATGCAATCGGTGGCAGTAGTGTAGCTACCAGTACCAACCCCGTGGTACGTGTGCAAGTTTATATTGCCGAAGATTCAGAAGAACGAGCTGGATTTATTATCACACAAAAAGGAGCCACCAAATATTTGGTAGCTGCCAATGTGGCAGTAGCCGACGAAGATTTAGTTGTGGGCAATAGTTATATTATTGCAACCGTGGGCTCAACCAACTGGACTCAATGCGGTGCATCAAAATCCACACCTGGTGCCGGTGATATATTTACAGCCACTGCTGCTGGATCAGGCACCGGGACTGCATTCCTGGTTGGAGTATGCACATTGGCCAACGAGGCCACAGCATCATTAACTTCAGGTAACATGAACATTGCAATGTTTAATGGTGACAGCACTGACATTTTAATCAGCAAGCTCACCAACAAGTATGCGCAAGACTATTCAACTCCACCTGTGCGATATCTAACCAACTTCTTCACAGATGAGGGAACAGAAATCAAATCTGGCACCACTGGCACAACAGTACCGTTGGCTATTGTAGAAAACTACACAAGCTAATCAAAATTACACTAGCCTGCAACCTTCCTGGTACATACTAGGGAGGTTTTTTATGACAGCATTTGTGTTAGGCAACGGAGTAAGTAGAAACTCAATATCAATAGATCAACTGTTGAAATTGGGTCCTGTCTATGGGTGCAACGGATTATATCGTAATCACACAGTCACAGCCTTGGTGGCAACAGATAAACCAATTGCTCAGGCAATTCAACAGTCGGGTTACAGCACCAACAACAGATTTTATACTCGACGTCCATTGCCAGGGTTGGGTGCACAGGTAGTTCCAAAAAAGTATTTTGGGTTTAGTTCTGGCCCCATTGCTACTGCAATTGCCGCAGAAGATCGCCAGCCTGTGATTTATTTGTTGGGATTTGACATGGGCCCAGACACGGATGGCAAATTTAACAATCTCTACGCTGATACTGAGTTTTACAAAACAACTGGAGCACACCCAACCTACACTGGTAACTGGATAAAACAACTGGTACAAGTGGTGCAAGACTTCCCAAAGCAACAATTTATTCGGGTCAAGGGCGAAACCACAGCAGATATACAAGAGCTTAATAATTTGCCAAACTTGAAACATTTGCCGCTTGCAACCTTCCTACAACGAATAAATACTGGAAAGGATTTATAAATGTCTACCACCAAGAGAATCACCGGCGATTACAATATCATTAGCTTAAACCCCTCTGACGGCGACAATGTTAATATCACCACGCATACTGTAAACGTTACTGGAAACTTATCAGTTCAAGGAAATCTTACCTACATTGATGTAACCAAGCTTGAGGTAGGGGATCCGTTTATCACAGTTGCTGCCAACAACACTGGTACAATAGGTACCGCAACGTACCAACAACAGGGTTTGGTAACTCAAACATCTAATTCTACCTATGCTGGATTGAGATTTAATAATTCTACATTAGAATGGGAAATCTCTCCAGCAGTTGACAGTAACGGGGCACCACTTACAGCGTATCAAGCTATTGGTACCTCAGTTGCTGGATCAGTTGCTGGCCCCAACGCCAGCATTCAATTTCATGATTCAGGTAATGTGTTTGGTGGCAATGCATCGCTGACATATGATTTGGCCAATAGTCAATTAAGAATTCGTGGATCTCAACTGTTTGGTAATATTGGAACAACCCCGGCAGCTTTAGCAAATTCAGTGACAGTCTACAGTAAGGCACAGGGCTCGGGCGGCACTGGGTTGTATGTTATAAGCCCCACAGTCGATGACGAGCTGGTCAGCAAAAGCGCCGCCATAGTTTTTTCAATAATATTTTAAGGAATCAAGATGACAATTGCAACATCTAATGTCTCAACAACTACTAGTCCAATATACACAAGTTCAGGGAACACCGCTATAACTTGGCTAAGTCTTGCTAACTACGGAGTTAGTAATGTCACTGCCAATGTGCACGTAGTGCCCAGTGGGGAAACAGCCAACAGTGTTAATACAATATTGGCAAGTATTCAAATTAATACACTTGACACCTATCAATTGTATTCTGGCGCAGAAAAATTGTTACTTGGCAATGGCGACACAGTTCAGGTCAACGCCAGTGCTAATTCTGCAATTGGTGCAGTTACTAGTTACACAACAATCTAATGGGCTACTACGTTAAAAACCGACAATTACAGTCGGGATCATCGGGAGTTGTGTTACCAGCTGGTAGTTCAGCAGTGCGACCATTAGCACCTAGTTTTGGTCTTATTCGTTACAACACTGATTTAGCAAATATTGAATTTTTTAATGGTACGGAGTATTTACCCTTGGCGTCATCTGGTGCTCTCAGTTATACAATTGATAGCTTTACCGGTGACGGCAGTACTGTACAATTTACAATGTCTATACAAGAAAGCTCAGCAGCTCAAATTATGGTTTTTGTGGGATCAATTTATCAAGATTCTACTTCAGCTTACACTGTTAACGGTGGCTACGATATTACATTTACATCAGCCCCACCAAGCGGTGAGCCAATCTCAGTAATACACAGCTCTACCTAGTCATAAATATCCAAGCAAAGGTATTAGATGGCTATTAATCGTATTTCCGGTAATATTTTACAGGACAATTTAGTTCGTGGCGCCAACCTGGCCATTCAAGGCAACTTATTTTTTGTAGACGTTGTCAACACTCGCCTTGGCGTAAACACTAGTTCAACCACAGCCACATTGACCGTTGCTGGCAATGCTGCCATTTCTACAACTCTTAACGTAAGCGGAAACGCCACTGTTGGTAATTTGCAAACGTCTGGGTTATTGACTGCAACTGGTGGATTAATTGCAACTGGTAATGTCACTGGTAATGGCGTGACCCTGTCAGCCAATGCCATCTCGGCAGCATCTGGTGTACTTAACTTAGGATCCAGTGCAAACATTAAAATTACTGGCGGATCTGCAGATTATGTGCTTGCCACTGATGGATCTGGAAATGTATCCTGGATCGCTGGCAATGCCATTGTTGGAGTATTAGGCAATGTCATTTCTATGGGAACCAACTCTCTTGGCAATCTTGTTAGTAATGCAGTTACATTGACTACATCAACAACTGTAACTGATGGTATTACACAACTAAACACAGTACTTGGTAAACTAGTTCCGGCTAGTCCAACAAATTTTCCTGGTAGTCCAGGAACTCTAGCAATTGCTAGTGTTAGTTCATATCGCATGACTAACATTACTCAAACAGATAACACACCCGGTGCCAATAAAAACGTAGCTGCTGGAACCACAGTGTCAACTGTGCGCAGAGCCACAACATACACAACTAACACTTTTACTAACCTTGGTCCAGGTGACACTGGCACAATTACAGCGGTGCGTAACGGTGCCAACGTAGGTACAGTAACTTTGAACACTGGCGCTAGCCCAAGTGGCAACGGTACTTACGGCGGCAATCTTGTGATTACCAACAACTACGATTATAACGTAGCCAATGCAAACATAGCCGCAGGATTTTGGTATGTGTTTACTTCTACTATTTCTGGAACTGCATCGCCTACCGGTTGGAATGAAATTTATATTGCTGACAGTGCTACATCAAATACATCAACTGCTGTGTGGTACTACGACAATTCAAGTCCAAGCACACCAAGTTTTAGTTCAACAACAATGGCAGTAGGCGGGTCTACTACACTGCTATACTCAAGCACGATCCCGCACTATACAAATGCCACCCAGTTTAACATTGGGACCACTGTAGCCAATGCGTCTGGTAACATGTATCCAACCTCAAATACATTGGCATCAGGCACAGCCGCTGGTGCGTTTGCCGCACCAGCCAGCGTGAACTACAACGCAAGTAACGTGGGTAGCAACACCCTCAATTCATTTCAGTCAGCAAGTTTTACAACCACAGCCAACGTGACCACAGGGTTTGGCGCCAGCTCTACAGGGCCACAACTCAGCGTAAACAACAGTTATTCAACAGGAACACTGACTCTAACTACAGCATTGGCTAACACAGTATTATGGAAATCAGGAACAGCCACTGCCATTGATGAAGGCAACATTGTTATAACATCCGTGGGCACAGGATCTGGAAATGCAGTGCGTATCATTAATCCAGGAACAGGTAATAATCCAGGATACACAGCCAATGCCACGTCATTCAACAGTCAAAGTTCAACACTACAAACTTATGATGCCACTGTGGTTGGATCAAGTAGTCAAGGCGTGTTAAAACACGATCAAACAAATTATTCAACTGGCTATTTGCCAGCTGGCCCAGATTTAAGTGCAGGACGATCGGGCACACAGTATTTTACATTTAAGTTTGTGCGAACAGACGTGAGTAAATTTGATATTACCTATGCAGGCAACGTGGCCGGAATGTGGGTGGCACTACCTGGAAGTGTGATTGACGCTAGTTCAGGCGCCAATGGCTGGATCGATATGTCCGCGGCCTATGGCGGCGCAGGATACCCGGGTGTTAACAGCCCAGGCAATGGGTCAGATGGTTGCAGCCTTGGTGGAGTAGTAACGCTCAACGTAAACACAGCGTCTGTTAGCAAAACATGTACCTTTGGCACAGTGTCAAGCTCAAGCACCGCCACCAACGAAATTTACGTTAGAATTGCTCTAACGTCAGGCCAAACAGTGACTGGCCTATCACTCAAGGCAGCGAGTAACTAATGGCCATATCAATAGCACAATATGTTGACTTGCTGTTTAAAAAGCTACAAGGGGTAGCTAAAACAGCCAACAGCACAGTCAAAGGTGCCAGCAATGAAAGTATTGCTAGTCCAGCGTTTTTACGTGGAGACATTGTATGGGTGGAATCAAACCAAATTGGAAACACTGCTCAGGCAATTGCAGGAATTTCCACTGCCTACAGAAACGGCAGCGCAGTAGAATGTGTAGCAGATACCACAGTGCCTCCGATTGGCGGCATCCGTCCCACTTGGTTAACTAACGAAACATATTGGATACCACAAGAATTTGGCGCCACCTGGCTGCCAAAAGTCTTTGTTGGGCCAAGTGCTGCCGCCAACATTGAAGCCACTGGTACACAGATATTTTCTGCTGGTATTGGTGGAGTTGGTGAATATTACTTTGACACACAAGCTGGAGTATTGAACTTTATCGGGGAAACCATACCCACAGTACTTACAGCAGGCAATGTTGTTTATGTAGCGGGTTATCAATATTCAGGATTGCTTGGGACCACAACCCTGCCAGGCAATACCACAATTGGTAACTTGGTAATAGCAAATACAACAATAACTACCAATCAAGTAACTGGTAACATTAATTTAGAACCAACTGGTAACGGAGTTGCCATTATCGATACTACAACAGGATTGGTGTTGCCAACAGGAAATACAACCCAACGTCCAGCAAGCCCAGATCAGGGCACAATACGATTTAATACCGGGTCAACAGACGTGGAAGTTTGGGATGGCACTCAGTGGACAGGAATTGGCGGAGCATCTGCCGCCATCACCAATCAGTACATCACCGGGGACGGAAGTAACACCGTTTTTACACTTGACCAGGATACTAGTGCCGCAGCCATTATTGTCAGCACCAACGGTGTGGTACAGTTCCCAGATGTGGCATACACAGTCACTGGCAACCTGATCACATTTGCTGAAGCACCAACCGCAACCGATGTCATTGATGTTAGATTTACTGCAATGCTGAACACAGTCAATGCTATCACCAATGCAACTGGACAAGAGCTGACAATTACTGTGCCCGGGGTGGTAAATATCACAAATACACACAGCCTACAGTTGCCAACATACACAGTGAGTCAGGCCACTTCATTGGGCAATACTGCAACAGGGCAGGTTATATATGTATCCAATGGTGACAGCGGTAATCCTTGCCTGGCTGTTTATTCGGGCAGCACCTGGAAAAGAGTGGTTTTAGGTGCCACTATCAGCACATAATTATTTCTTTTAATTTACAATCCCAGCAGTGGAGTTTTTGCCAGACACCATAAATAGGTGGATATGGAGAACTCATCATGGCCGTGACTAGAATTAAAAATAATCAGATTACCGACGCAACCATCAATGCGGCGGCAAAGGTAACCAGCTACAGTATTACATCGGGCCTGCTGGCCAATAGTCTTACATATGGATCAGACTTAACAATTACTGGAAACTTAACAGTTAACGGTAGTTCCACAACAATCGACACAGTTGACTTGATTGTTGAAGATCCCATAATTATCCTGGCGGCAAACCAAACTGGTGCACCGTCAGTAGACATTGGTTTTATTGGAAAACGTGGCACAAGCACCAACGTGGCGTTTGTTTGGGACGAAAGTGTTGGCGCATTTTTAACCGCCTTTACCAACACAGCGGCAACAAATACAGCCATCACAATTAGTTCGTATGCTGACTTTCAGGCAGCAAACATCACATCCAACACCAACTTGGCAGTGACAGGCACAACCAGTCTTACTGGAAATATCACTGTTGGCAACTTGTTTGTGGGCACTAGTAAAACAATTAATGTTGGTAACAACGTCATCACCAATGTTGCAACCCCAGTTGGCAACAGCGATGCAGCCACAAAAGAATATGTTGATGGCATTGCCAGCTCAGGATTCACAATTGAAGATGATACCGCAAATACCACTGTGGTTAGTAGCGGCGACACACTAGAATTAAGAGGCACCGCAAACGAAGTTGGTGTGTACATTACCGGCGTAGATCAAATTACTTTTGGCTTACCTGACGATGTCACAGTTACAGCAACACTCACAGCCGGTAATTTGAGCACAGGTGGTACTGCAAATGTAACCGGCAACATCACTGGTGGTAACTTGAGCACAGCCGGGCAAGTGAGTGCCACAGGCAATGTCACAGCTGGCAACTTGATCACTGGTGGATTGATTAGTGCAACTGGTGCAATCACAGGTGGCAGCACAATATCGGCAGCTGGTAATGTTACTGCCGGTAACGTACTGACAGGCGGATTAGTCAGCGCGACTGGCAATGTTAACGGTGGTAATTTAATCAGTGCGGCGTTGGTACAAGGCGTTACTGTCAGTGCAAGCGGCAACATCACTGGTGGTAATTTAATATCTTCAGTTGTTACTAACTCAACTGCAATGACCATCAGCACCGCGTCTGGCAATCTTAACCTCCAACCCACTGGTAACATTGTATTAAACAGCAAGTATATTAATGGTGTAAACCAGCCAGTGCAAGACAACGATGCGGCTTCTAAGATCTATGTGGACAACATGGTATCAACTCAGTTGGCGTATCACGAAGCTGTTTTGGCAGCCACAACAGGCACATTGGCCGCAGCCACAGGTGGTACTATTACGTACAACAACGGAACTGCTGGTGTGGGTGCTACACTGACAGTAGCAGGCGGTACGTTCAACTTGATTGATACTGCCAACGTTCAAACTGCAGGCACACGTATTCTGGTCAAGAACCAAGCTGACGCCACACAAAACGGTGTGTATGAATACACCAGCTCAACTGTTATCACTAGAACAACAGACGCTGACACATATGGTCCTAACAGTGCAACTGACTTGAGCATTAACGACTATTTCTTTGTGCAAAGCGGAGATGTCAATAAAGGTTCTGCATATATTGTTGATGCACCGTCAGGCGTTATTACTTTTGGTACTAGTAACATTGAGTTTGCTCAATTCTCAAGCTCACAGACCTACACAGCCAACACCAGTGCTGGTCTAGTATTAAACAGCACTGTATTCAGTGCCAAGGTAGACAACAATACCACAGCATTTGACGGTGGTGGCAACATCAGCATCAAAGTTGGTGCAAACTTGACAACACCAAACATTGGTGCGGCAACTGGTACAAGTCTAAGTGTCACAGGCAACGTAGATGGTGGTAACTTAAATACCGGTGCTCAAGTAGTGGCAACTGGTAATATCACTGGTGGTAACTTGATCACTGCTGGTTTGGCTACTGTAACTGGTAATGTTAATACCAGTGCAGGTGTACTGGCAACTGGCAACGTAACAGGTGGTAATGTCAACACAGCTGGATTGATTACTGCAACTGGCAACATCACTGGTGGCAATTTGATCACAGGTGGATTGATTACTGCTACTGGCACTATTACTTCTACTGCCAATATTGCAGGTGGCAACTTAACTACTGGTGCTCAGGTATCGGCAGGTGGCAACATCACTGGTGGTAACTTAATTACTGTTGGACTAACCACAGTAACTGGTAACATCACTGGTGGCAATTTGATCACAGGTGGATTGATTACTGCTACTGGCAACGTAGATGGTGGTAATGTCAACGCAGCCGGTAACGTCACTGGTGGCAACATTACCACAGCTGGACAAGCCAATCTAGGCAACATTCGTATCAGTGGCGACACTATTACTGGTACAAATGGTCGTGTAAACATTAATTCGGCAGCAGCTGACGTTGACTTTTCAGTCAGTGGCACAGCAGCCAATGTGTTCTACATAGATGCCGGGACAAATAGTGCTAGTTTTGGTAATGCCACTCAGATAACTAACGCAATTGCATCGTTCCAGACCACAACTTCTATTAAAGTTCCAGTGGGCACCACTGGACAACGTCCAGGCGCTGGTGTTACTGGTATGGTACGTTTCAACACCAGCGTCAACAACTTGGAATTCTACGATGCCAACAGCTGGCAAACTGCAGGTAGCCAGTTCACTGTTATCACAGCTAATACGCAATCTGGTGACGGAGTGCAGACAGCATTTACTTTGCCGGCAGCAAGTACCACAGCTGGCACCATTGTTGCTATCAACGGTGTGGTACAGATTCCGGTAACTGCGTACTCGGTGGCCAATACCACATGTACATTTACTGAAGCACCAGTCAGCACCGACGTCATTGATTTCCGTGTGTTGGCAACAACATCAACTGTGACTGGCTTGTCTAGTTCCAGCGGTGCAATTGTAGAATTGAATCCAACTCTAATAGATGTTGATCTTACTGGTAATATAATTCCAACTTCAAATGTTGCATACAATTTAGGTAATACAACAAATAGATTTAATGACTTGTATTTGTCAGGGTCAAGCTTGTATCTAGGCAATGTTATTATGAAGACTGCAACTGGTAACACAATTGCATTCTTCCAACCAGATGGAACAACACCAGCTACTATTGCGGCATCCAGTGTAGACACTACACAGATTGCCAGCGGCACATCGGGTGTAGCTGTTGTTTCGTCAGGTGGCAACATTCGTGCCAACGTTGCTGGCACAACTGTACAAACTATCAGTGCAGGATTGGTGGCAATTACAGGCGACTTGAGTGTGACCGGCAATGCAACACTGAGTGGTAACATCCTAGGCGACAGAGTACAAAACGGTACAACCAGTTTTGACATTCAAACACCGAACGGAAATGCCAACATCACAGTGGGCGGTACTAGCAATGTGGCTGTATTTGCTACAACTGGTGCTTTTGTAACTGGTGTACTAAGTGCAAGTGGCAACGTAACTGGTGGCAACTTGAGTGTTAGCACAGGAACCATCACTGGTGGCAACATTGTCAATGCCAACGGCAACGGCATTGGTAACATTGGTAGTTCCAGTGTTTACTTCAACACTGTGTTTGCCAAAGCAACAAGTGCACAATACGCTGACTTGGCAGAGAAATATGTTGCTGACGCAGAGTACGCACCAGGAACAGTGTTGGCATTTGGTGGTGACCAGGAAGTTACGCTAGCAACAGACGCTGGGTCAACTCGTGTGGCAGGTGTTGTTAGTACAAACCCAAGTTACATCATGAACGCTGGGCTAACTGGCGAACATGTGGCAATGGTGGCACTACAAGGTCGTGTACCATGTCGAGTAGTTGGCGCAGTTGCCAAAGGTGACTTGATGGTGGCTGCCGGTAACGGTGCTGCCAAAGCTGATAACACGGCACGTGCAGGTACTATCATTGGCAAGGCCCTGGAAAACTTTGATGGTGCAGAAGGCACAATTGAAGTTGTAATTGGTCGAAACTAAACAATTTGATAAGGGCTTGTCCCTTATCAAATAATTACAAACAGGACTCTTAGTAGTCCTGTTTTTCTGACTAAATATACAATAAGGCAAAAATACCATGGGTTTAACTAGGATATCGGCACAACAAATTTCAAACATTGATTACAAGCAATCAGTGCGTGTGGTCACTGTGAGCAATATTACGTTAAGTGGCGGCGCCCCGGCCACAGTTGACGGAGTTAGTCTTGTTGCTGGCGACAGAATATTGGTTACTGGGCAGTCAACCAGCAGTCAAAATGGGTTATATTCCGTCACAGTTTTGGGTGTGGGTAGTAACGGCACCTGGGCTAGAACCGGCGACGGCAATGAAACTGGAGAAATTGACAGCGGCATGATTGTCATGGTCACTGAAGGCACAACCTATGCTGATACTCAATGGAAACTCACAACAAATGATCCTATAACAATTGGTACAACTGGGTTGACGTTTACGCAGAATTATTCTGCCAACTCTATTTCCTCGGGCACCAGCAATGTAGTTGTGTCTAGTAATGCCAATGTGTCAGTTGCTGTGGCCGGCAGCAATGTTGCGGTATTTGCATCAACTGGGGAATATGTCACGGGCATACTAAGTGCAACCGGCAACATCACAGGTGGTAATTTAATCACCGCAGGACTAACCACAGTAACTGGTAACGTTAATACAAGTGCAGGTGTATTGGCCACAGGTAACTTAACTGGTGGCAACGTCAACACTGCTGGATTAATTTCAGCAGCTGGTAACATCACCGGTGGCAATTTAATATCTGCCGCATTGGTACAAGGCGCCACATTAAGTGCAACAGGTAACATCACCGGTGGTAACTTAAACACTGGCGGTTTAGTTTCAGTTACAGGCAACATCACTGGTGGTAATTTACTAACCAGTGGCAACATTGTTGATACAAATGCATTGTCAATTATCACAGGTTCAAGTGGTAATATCAGTTTGGCTCCTAATGGCACCAATGTATTAGTTGCTACTACCACAGGTGCCAACATCACTGGCACACTCAATGCCACTGGCAACGCCAACGTGGGCAACTTGGGTGCCGCAACTGTGACGGCTACTACACTAACAGGCACATTATCAACTGCGGCACAAACAAACATAACTTCAGTGGGCACTCTGGGTAGTTTGGCTGTTACAGGTAACATCACTTCAGGTAACCTAAGTGGCACAAATATTGTGGGCACATTGACCACAGCGGCACAAACCAATATCACAAGTGTGGGCACTTTGGGATCATTGGCAGTAACTGGCAACATCACTTCAGGTAACTTGAGTGCTACAAACCACACAGGAACCACTGTAAGTGTCACAGGTAATATCACAGGTGGTAACCTAAGTGGCACAAATATTGTGGGCACATTGACCACTGCCGCTCAAACTAATATCACAAGTGTGGGTACTTTGAGTGCATTATCAGTGACTGGTAACATCACTGGCGGCAATTTAAGCACAGCTGGTAACGTAACTGGCAGCTATATTTTAGGTAACGGTGCATTTTTATCTGGTGTTATTACCAGTGTAGCAAATATCAACAACGGTACCAGCAATGTTACTGTAGTAAGCTCAGGTGGCAACGTCACTGTTGGAGTTGGTGGAACATCAAACGTGGCAGTATTTGCCACAACAGGTGAATATGTAACTGGTGTTGTAAGTGCTAGTGGTAACGTAACTGGCGGCAACATTACCACTGGTGGATTGGTAACTGCTACAGGTAATGTTAATACAAGTGCAGGTGTGTTGGCTACAGGCAACATCACAGGTGGTAACTTACTAACGGGTGGCTTAGTCTCAGCTACGGGTAATATCACTGGTGGCAATCTATCAGGTACCAGTATTGTGGGTACGTTGACCACAGCCGCACAAACCAATATCACAAGTGTGGGCACTTTGGGTAGTTTGGCAGTCACAGGTAATATCACAGGTGGTAATTTAAACACAGGTGCTCAAGTAGTGGCAACTGGCAACGTCACAGGTGGCAATTTAGTAACTGCTGGACTAATTTCAGCAACTGGTAACGTAAGTGGTGGAAATTTAAATGTCACAGGTAATATTGTTGACACTGGAGCATTGACAATCATCACTGGTGCAAGTGGCAATGTTAATCTAGCACCCAATGGCACAAACGTCGTAGTTGTGACCACAACTGGTGCTAATATTACAGGTACTCTCAATGCCACTGGTAATGCCAATGTGGGCAATCTAGGTGCCGCAACAGTGGTGGCAACTACGCTAACTGGTACATTATCAACTGCCGCACAAACAAATATTACTAGCGTGGGTACACTGGGTAGTTTGGCAGTTACTGGCAACATCACAGGTGCTAATATAATTGCCACACTCAATGGAAGTGGCGCCAATGTTACTAGCATCAGTGCCACAAACATCAGTTCAGGCACACTGGCACAAGCAAGATTGGCAAACTCAGCAGTGACACTAGGCTCAACAGCACTCACACTTGGTGCAACGGTGACCACAGTGGCTGGCTTGACCAGTGTGACATCAACTACATTCGTTGGTGCATTAACTGGGGCAGCCACCACAGCAGCCACAGTGACCACTGCGGCACAACCTAATATTACGTCAGTTGGTACATTGACAAGTGTTTCTTCTTCAGGCAATGTCACAGGTGGTAATTTAATCACAACTGGACTTGCTAGTGTTGGCACAACACTAGACGTAACCGGCAACGCCAACGTGGGTAACCTAGGAACGGCAGGTCAGATCACAGCCACAGGTAACATTACTGGTGGTAATTTATTAATTAATACTAATGCTGTTATCACAGGTAACTTGACAGTTCAAGGTAATACCACAACTATTAATTCTAATACAATTACCACCAACGATTTGAACATCACTGTTGGTAACAATCAAAATACAGGTACGGCACTAAACAATGCCGGTATTGATGTTGGTAACAATAACCTTGCCACCTGGAGATTCAATAACGCAACCACGTCATGGCAGAGCAACATTGCTGTGATGCCAACAGCCAATGGTACATTGGCACTGGGAGGCACAAGCAATTATTGGGGTGCAGCCTATGTAACCACATTAACAGCCAGTGGTAATGCCAACGTAGGCAATTTGGGTGCTACTGCTGTTGTTGCAACTAACTTAACAGGAACGCTACAAACTGCCGCACAAACCAACATTACTTCGGTGGGTACTTTAGGTAGTTTAAGTGTAACCGGTAATATCACAGGTGGCAATATCTTAGGTGGTGCCAATGTCAATGCCACAACTCACACAGGAACCACAGTTTCGGTAACCGGTAATATCACAGGTGGCAATATCTTGGGTGGTGCCAATGTCAATGCCACAACTCACACAGGAACCACAGTTTCGGTAACTGGCAACATCACAGGTGGTAACATACTCGGTGGTGCCAATGTCAATGCCACAACTCACACAGGAACCACAGTAAGTGTCACAGGCACAATTACCGGTGGTAATCTTAATATTTCGGGAAATGCGGCTGCTGCCACACTTTTATCTGTGACAGATACAGCACCACAGGGATCCAGCAAAACAGTTAATATTGTTAATGGTACAAACGGCCTTGCAGTTGTGGCCAACATTACCAATGGTTCTTATAACAGTTTACAATCTACTGGCGATATAGCATTGCTGGCTACTGGTACTAGCATAGGTAACGTAGGACTTTCAATTATACCTTGGGCAGCCGCCACTAGTGGTATAAAAATGAACACAGTATCAAATGTGACCACTATAACACTAGCGGCAACAACAGTGTCAATTGTTGGTAACGTCACAGCTGGCACTGGTAACATTACTGGTGGTAATTTAATCACAGCCGGGCTAATCACAGCAACTGGTAACGTCAGTGGCGGAAACTTGAATGTAACAGGTAATATTGTTGACACAGGTGCATTGACAATTATCACAGGCGCAAGTGGCAACGTTAGTTTGGCACCCAATAGCACAAATGTATTGGTTGCAACTACTACTGGTGCTAATATCACAGGTACACTCAACGCCACCGGTAATGCCAACGTGGGTAATTTAGGTGCCGCAACAGTGGCGGCTACCACACTAACAGGTACGTTATCAACTGCGGCACAAACCAATATCACTTCGGTGGGTACATTGGGCAGTTTGGCAGTGACTGGTAATATCACTTCGGGCAATCTAAGTAGCACAAACATTGTGGGAACATTGACCACAGCCGCACAAACCAATATCACTTCGGTGGGTACATTGGGTAGTTTAAGTGTTACAGGCAACATCACAGGTGGCAATATCTTGGGTGGTGCCAATGTCAATGCCACAACTCACACAGGAACCACTGTGAGTGTAACTGGCAATGTAACTGGTGGCAACTTAACCACTGCTGGATTAATTACAGCTACTGGCAACATCACCGGCGGTAATATAAGTGGCACAAATATTGTGGGTACGTTGACCACTGCGGCACAGACCAATATTACTTCATTGGGTACATTGGGATCATTGAGTGTCACTGGCAACATCAGTGGCGGTAATTTATCAGGTACTAGCATTGTGGGTACTTTAACCACAGCCGCACAAACTAACATTACTAGTGTTGGCACTCTGGGCAGTTTGAGTGTGTCTGGCAACATCACAGGTGGTAATATAACCACAGCTGGTAACTTGGCAATTCCAACAGCAACTGCCAACACCAACACAACACAGGCTGCAACCACAGCATTTGTGGTGGGCCAGGCTGGTGTGCTAACTCCAGTAACAATTGGCACAGCCGCAGTTGGCACAAGTTTAAAATATGCCAGAGAAGACCACACACACGGAGGTGTTGGGTCAGCTGTGGCAGGTACTGGTATTTCTGTAAGTGCGGCAACAGGCGCAGTTACTTTCACCAACTCTGGAGTGACCAGTGTTGTAGCAGGCACAAATATTGCAGTCAGCGCCGCAACTGGTGCAGTCACAGTCAGCGTTACTGGCACAGTTCCAACAGCCACCACAGCTGGCACTGTGACCACAGCGGCACAACCAAATATCACAAGTGTTGGTACACTGACAAGTATTTCTTCTTCGGGTAATGTCACAGGTGGTAATTTAATCACAGCCGGGTTAATCACAGCAACTGGTAACGTCAGTGGTGGAAACTTGAATGTCACAGGTAATATCGTTGACACTGGAGCATTGACAATTATCACTGGTGCAAGTGGCAACGTTAGCCTGGCACCCAATGGAACCAATGTGTTGGTGGCCACAACCACAGGTGCCAATATTGCAGGCACACTCAATGCCACCGGCAATGCCAATGTGGGCAATCTGGGTGCCGCAACAGTGGTGGCAACTACACTAACAGGTACATTATCAACTGCCGCACAAACAAATATTACTAGCGTGGGTACTTTGGGTAGTTTAAGTGTGTCAGGTAACATCACAGGTGGCAACTTTGTTGGAATCTTAAATGGATCTGGGGCCAACGTTACCAGTATCAGTGCCACTAATATCAGTTCGGGTACTTTGGCACAAGCACGACTGGCTAATGCCGCAGTGACACTAGGCTCAACAGCACTCACATTGGGTAGCACAGTAACCACAGTGGCTGGTTTGACCAGTGTAACGTCAACCACATTCGTTGGTGCGTTAACTGGAGCAGCCACCACAGCAGGTACAGTAACCACAGCCGCACAACCTAACATCACAAGTGTTGGCACATTGACAAGCATTTCTTCTTCAGGCAACGTCACTGGTGGTAATTTAATCACAGCTGGTGTTGCGTCAGCAACTGGTAATATCACAACCTCCAACTTTTTTGTGGGCAATGGTGCGTTTTTGACAGGAATTAGTGCGGCGGTTTCGGTATCAAAAATTGAAAATGGTAACTCAAATGTTCAGATACAACCCGCTAACAGTAACGTTACAGTTACTGTGGCTGGACTTGCAAACATTGCAACCTTTACTACTGGGTCGTTAACACTGGTTGGTGGATTTGCAAATCCAAAAACTATTTCGTTAAATATTTCACTGCCCGCAAGTGTCAATGCCATGTTAGTTGGGCCAATTACCATAGCTAACGGAGCAAGTTTAACAGTTCCAGACTCGTCAAGTTCTTACATTTATATGTAACTGGATCTAAACTAAATACTTTAACAAGGAAAAAACAAAATGCCATTAATTTTAGACGGCACAACAGGTGTATCAGCTTCGGGCAACGTTACCGGCGCATTTCTATTTGGTAACGCAAGCACACTCACTGGTATCAGTTCAAGCAGAATTTTCAACGGTACAACCGAAGTTAACGTGGGAACTTCTGGCGGCAGCGCCAACATCAGCGTAGGTGGCACGTCGAACGTGGCTGTGTTTGCCACAACTGGTGTTACTGTAACTGGGGTGGTTTCAGCTACTGGTAACGTCAGTGGCGGCAACTTAAACGTAACTGGATCAATTGTTGACACAGGTGTCTTGGAATTGATTTCTGGATCCAATGGTAACATCGCTTTGAGTCCAAACGGAACAGGTGTTATTGTGGCCAACAAAGACATACGTAATGGTCAGGCCAACGGCGTGGGCAACATTGGCACAGTGGGCGGATTTTTCAATACAGTTTTTGCCAAATCAACTTCAGCCCAGTACGCTGACGTCGCTGAAAAATATCTAGCAGATGATGACTATCCTGTTGGCACAGTGTTGTCGATTGGCGGAGCCAGTGAAGTAACTGCATCTAAAACCTATCATGGATCTGATGTAATTGGCACTGTTAGCGATAAGCCAGCCTATGTCATGAATTCAGGCCTAGGTGGAAACTTTGTTGCTGTGGTGGCCTTGTTGGGTCGAGTACCTGTTCGAGTAGTTGGATCTATCAATCCAGGAGACTTGCTGGTAGCAAGTAGGCAGCATGGCATTGCAACTGCGTTAGATCGTGACAGTTATCAACCAGGTTGTGTTATTGGCAAGGCCTTGGGAAGTTACAATAGTCAAGAACCTGGTGTAATTGAGGCAATCGTGGGTCGCATTTGATCTCTGACTAGATCAATTTTGTTCATAACAACATCAAAATTCACAGTGTTCCAAAGGCCAGGATGCATGGGCTTGGGCCATGCTGTAGTGTCAATCCAAGCGTACCCTAGGTGTTCGTGATTCAAGCAAGGTTGGAACTCGTGCTCAACACAACAGAAAAATGTGTGATACACAAAGTTATTGTCTTGACTGGTGAATTGTTCAATTGGCACCAACCGCACATAGTTGGGCATTGATCCCAGTTCTTCCCGACACTCTCTATTGATTGCGTCAAGCAAACTTTCTCCTGATTCAACTTTACCACCAGCTAGTCCCCAAGTCATTGGATACTTGGCGTCATTTCGCATCAAATAAAGATATCTTTGTGTATCAAGACTATAAAACCATACACCAACTGCATTCATAATACCAATGTCCACTCGCCACCTGGATATAAACCTTCGTAACTCTTGACCCACTCTTGACCAGTCCAACGGTATTGAAGACCAGTTGTGATGTTTGTTACAAATTGTATGTTATTGTAATGTACTCCGGCTGCAAATGCAACCACCCAAGAGGATCCGTCAAATTCGACTATGTCGTTGGCTTCGGCAACCAAGTCACCCCAGGCCAAGGCTGGAACAGGATTGTCTAGATCGCCAATGGCATTCAACACAAGATATCGTTGTCCTGTTGAAGCATTGGGAAGACCACTACCTGGGCCACTCAGCAATGGATCAATCACAGCATTTATAGCCGGTAATGTATTTTGTGGAATTGTGTCTGTGTCAACGTCAAACAACATAAATCTATCATCAGTTGGATCAAATGTCACATGACCAATAATCTCGGTAGTAGTATCCCAGGGATTGGTAAGTCGTATTTGACTAATACCAGGTCTCAATACTCCGTACATGCCAGCAATGGCTCCCCAGAACTCGTTGCTAGGGGGACTAACTGGTGGCTGTACACTGGCATTGGTTGGATTGACCACAGCAGATACTTTTAATGCTTGCAGTTTGTTCCCAATCAACAGCACCTGATATCCAAACGGCGTAAAAGCCTGTCTAGTACCCAGTAACAAATCATTGTTGGCAATAGCATTAACAGCATCACCGTTGCTGTCATGGATGGATGCAATAATACGTTCAATCACACCCAGCTTTTTAACCTTGGCTGGACTTGATATCCAGATTGGCAAACTAAATCTCATGGTCATGATGTCTATGGGATCATCAGTTCCTACTGGGATTGATCGACTGGACCATGTGACTTGATCTAGTTCAACCACACTCAAACTGGTCCAGTCAAGATAATTATCGGTGCTTTGTACTTCAAGTGCAGGGTTAAACAGCGTAGAAATTTGCTCAAACAATTGAAATTTTTGATTGGTGTTGCTGGTCCAGATATCGCAATTGATACCCATTTTGTAAGGAACTGGCATCAAGCGTTCAATCGTGAATGCATTGCCCTGTGAGGTCTCGTATGTTTCTGAATCAGGGTCATACGATCTTTGTCGAACTTGAATATTGCTAACAAAGTAAGGATCCTGCATTCGCGGACGATCGTATTCCATGCCATTGATATAAAATGTTATCAATGGTGTGCTGGGCAAACTACTAGATGAGTTTTGTTGTAGAACCGTTTGTACTTGACGAGTGGAGTCACCATATCTCACTGGCACACGTAACAAAGTAGGAGCCCCAGCGGCATCTCGACCGTATTCTACTTGAAAGTTTGAAAAGATTCTTGTAAACTGTAACAAGAATCTTCGTATCTGTTCGTCATAAAAGAACTGTTGCATTTATTATCTTCCTGGGGGTCTTGGATTTGGCGGCAAATTGCCACCGTCATCACCATTGTCAGCTCTGGGTTTGAGTAGTTCACTAAGGCTCTGACGACTTGGTATATTACCAAGATCTGTAGTTGGTACAGTGTATGTATTGTTAACAAAGCTTGAGCGCAATGTTTTGTTGTTAGGACCATTGTTGAGGTCAGTTCTAACATTGTCCTCAATCTTGACCCAGGAACCGCCATTGAATCTAAACAATCGATTGGGGAAGTAATCCAATCGAAGAGCATACTGACCCTCTCTTGGATTAGCCGGAAAACTCACACCTGGGGTAACTGGCAATCCGTTGGGCGCAATCCCATCCCCAGTCAAGTAACCCATGGTGTAGCCATCGCTAGTTGGAGTCTGCGATGCATCACTAGAATTTATATCCTGCGATGCATTGATTACCGATGAATCCGCAGTGGGCCCGCCAGGGTTGGCCGGTGATCCATCCGGATTGGTTGGGAAAATATAAAACTTCACAGTGTCGTATCCTGATAGCGGAACTTCGATGTCTGCTTGTAACAGGATTGAATCATTGATTTCGTAATCGCGTGGACGTGTGCTTGCACGGTCAGCAGTGGTTGGTGGATCTATTTCCAGCCAGTATTCAGTATTGGTAATATCAGTCCCCACAGGTGTGCTCTTTAGAGATTGATAATACACATCACCAGCATTGACAATACTGCCCGGTGGATAGAAATTACCAGAATCCCATATTTGTTCACTAACAAATGGTTTGTTCACAATCTCTTGATATTCCTGTGCATTGACCATTGGTGTGGCCTTGATGCGCCACAAGTGTGGCATCCAGGTTTGGCTAAAACCTTCGCTGGCAAAGGCAGCATCCTGAACCACATAGTAACGAGGTAATGCTCTGGGAATAGCAGCATCTAGAGGATTGATGTCTCGTAGGTTTGGAATTTCCAAAACATCACCACTCATGAGCTTACGTCCAATGGTGTCGATCATGTTGTTGTAATGAAATGTAATAAACAACGTGTCGTTGTTCAAGAACAATCCAAATTGACTTAGATCAAAATCAACATCTTGGGCTCGATAAACACCACGCATTTGGTAAATGTCTGGATCATATGCACGATCTCTATTTTCCAACAACAGCAAGTCTTGAATAAACAATGGGTTCTCTTGACTGTACACCGGCTGAGTAGCATCGTAATTACCACTTTCAGCTGAATCCTCGCCCCCAGTTTTTGGTCCCAGGTATTTGTGGATATAGATATCCACCCCGCCCACAGTGTACATTTCTGCAATGGTTCGATCAAAAAATTGGTAATCGTTTGTGCGATTTGGGCGATAAAGTGACAGTCTTGGCATAGTATACTATTTATGGACAGGTTGACCGATAATTCCAGAAGTGCTACAATACGGGTATGAAAGTAGTTAAATTAAACCGCAGATTCCGGCAGTTCAAAGAACATGGGCACACAGTTGCATTGCGATTTGAAGGCTGGACCAAAAAAGCAACCGAGGTTGAA